TCAGTGGAGACCATTCCAAGATACTGGAAACATCCTATCTACTGGTGGTCAACCTATTACTGGTTATACTATTGAAGAGTTAGGTCAGTATGGATTTACTATTGAAGATTTTAGTAATGCTACTGGACACTTTATTAATGGTGTTAAGTGGAACCTGGCAAGTCCTAGCATCAACAACTACTTAGTTGAAATGCAAACATCTCCACTTCCAGCACAGGGTGATTTTACTCCTGTCTTGTTAGATCAGTCTGTGGTTTCTTCTTCTGGATATCCAGATCCTACTCCAGATGGATTCTATGTTATTAGCAATGGAGTTGTTTACATCTATGTTTCTGTTCCAGGTGGCGTTACAAATATCAACGATTTCCGTGCCAGTATGACTGGATCAGACATTTGGATTGAATGGGGATTTGGACATTATATTAGTGGAAGATACAGTGATGGAGGTCTAACTGGATTTGCGTCATCTCCATATGAACAGAGAATTTCTGCAGGTCAATTTGACTTGTTTAATGATGGATCTCAGGCAGGAATTGTTTTGATTCCTAATGAATCTTTACCTGATGGAATCGGCAAATTTAGAAGAGTTGGTAACTATGACACAACTTTCCTTCAATCTGGAGAGGTCATTTATTGTGAAACATCTAAGTTACCTGCATCAGGAACAATCCTAATTGGAAAAGAACAGATTAGCTATACGAGTAAGCTATCTGATCGTTTACTGAATTGTACACGAGGAGTTAATAACACTCCAATCGGGATACACACTGTTGGAGCACTAATCCGATTGCTCCCATAAATAAATATAAATAACTCGGATTCAGCGTTACTATACAGAGACCAGTGCTATGGCAGCTATCATTTCGGAAAAGTTTAGAATTTTCAATGCGAAGCAATTCATAGAATCCTTGAGCGAAGGCGCTAACGATGCAGATGCTGCTCGTACAAGGATGTATTTCTTCGTTGGAAGATCTGCAAGGTGGGACGCCTATGTGGAAATTTTTAATATCAGTGGATCATTTAGTTCTGGAGAAACTGTTTCTGGTGGCGGTTGGTCCGCAACCGTTGCAGAGGTAAACGAGAATAGTCTTCTAGTTACTAATGTTCTTCCAACTGCAACTACAACCCCTGCATTTGGCACAACAATCACTGGTGCTACATCTAGTGCAACTGCTAAGTCTGGTGCATATAGATACGCTACAGAAGAAGCACCACCAACACCTCTTGATAACTATTCCGAGAAACTAGCAATTTATAATGAACTGATTGCTGCTAAAAGAATCACTGCTCCATTTGCAAGACTAGTTGTACCCCGTTACAACTGGAATTTGACTCTGAATCCAAAGTTTGATATGTATCGTCCAAACTATGCACCAACCCCACAAGGTGGCGGTGCTATTGGTAAGGACACTGCAACTGGTCAATCTAGTCTTTCTGAGGGTAAGTTCTATGTAATGAACTCTCAATATGAAGTTTTCAAGTGTCTCTACAATGGTGAGAGTGCTGCAAATCCAACTGGTCAAAATGCTACTTACGAACCAAAGTCACAACCATCTACTGGTCAAGGTTCGTTTGCAAATGGCATCTATACTGAACCTGCTGGATCTGCAGGATATATCTGGAAGCATATGTTCACCATTCCTACTGGTGATGTTCTAGCATTCCTCTCCACAGACTTTATGCCTATTGTTGAGTCTACGGAACTTAGTAGAACACAAGTTGAGGCACTTGCTGTTGATGGTGCTATCCATGTTGCTGTTATCAAGAATGCAGGTGCTGGTCTGCCTGCCTCTACAACCCTTTACACTGGTGTTAAGGGTGATGGTAGCGGAGGAGTTGTAAAACTCACCACAGACGCTTCTGGTAGCGTTACAAGCGCAACAATGCAAGCGGTTGGTTCTGGTTATACATACGGTAACCTGACCCTAGTAACTAATCAAGTATTTACCGATTCTGGTTTGACTGCACCTGCAGGTGCTTTTAGTGGTACTGCTGCTATCGAACTTGTTATTTCTCCACGCGGTGGACATGGTTCTGATGCTGAGAACGAAATGTTTGCTAAGAGAATCATGACCAATATTCGCCTTACCTATGATGAAGGTTCTGGCGACTTCCCAGTTGATAATGATTTCCGTCGCATCGGTATCATTCAAGACCCATACAATTATGGTACTGCAGATTTTGCTGATTCTGCAACTCTGCGTGGTACTTCTGCAATTGTTATCACTGGAGCAACTTCTGATTACACAGTAGACGAAGATATTTTCCAAGCAGTATCTGGTGGTACTGCATACGGTAAGGTAGTTTCCTGGGATTCTTCTACTGGCGTACTTAAGTATTATCAATCCCCAGATCTACACACCGACTCTGGTGTTGTTAGAGCATTTGAATCTAATGGTTCAAACGCAATCGTCGGAGCATCTTCCACGACATCTGGAAATGTGGATATTGCAGAGAACGGCACTGTGTCTGATATTGCATTCACAGGTGGTCTTGCACTCCCAGAGATCGAACCAAACTCGGGAGAAATCGTATACATAGAGAATAGAAGACAGATTACAAGAGCTGCTGACCAAATTGAGGACATCAAGCTGGTAATCGAGTTCTAATTACGAACACCCTAGAGACTGGTTGAGATGCCTCAAAAGACTAATCTAAACGTAGCACCATACTACGACGATTTTGATACTGATAAAAATTTTTATAAGGTTCTTTTCCGTCCTGGGTACGCTGTCCAGGGAAGAGAGCTTACTCAACTTCAGTCGTTGTTACAGAACCAAATTGAACAATTTGGTAAGTACGCATTTAAGCAAGGCGAATTAGTAATTCCTGGCGAGGTTGGTTTTAACACTAAACTTCCATTTGTAAAACTGTCTTCTGTATCTGAAATTCCTGTTAACCAGGATGGTCAGATTGTATATAAAAAATATGACATCACTCAACTGATCGGCAGAAAAGTTAGAGGTCTAACTTCTGGTGTAATCGCAAGTGTTATCTTTTCTGAAATTGCTAATGATACTGAATCCGATGTTCTGTTTGTAAATTATACAAACAGTGGTGATGCTGGAAATGAAGACACCTTTAGACAAGGTGAAACTCTAGAGGTAGTTGATGGTATCAATACTCCATTGATGGTTGTTGGAACTGATGGTAGCGTCCTCCCAACATCTATTTCAGTAACCAATCCAGACACAGGTGAAGTATCTAATTTAGATAGTCCTGCAATGGGTTATGCTTCTGCTGTAAAAGTGGAAGAAGGCATTTATTTTGTAAATGGGTATTTTGTTAGAAACAGTGCTCAATTATTAATCATTGATAAGTATTATAATAAACCATCTACAAAAGTTGGATTTAAAATTGAAGAGAAGATTGTAACTCCAGAAGAAGACTCTTCTCTGTACGATAATGCAATTGGTTCTTCTAACTATTCTGCACCTGGCGCACATAGGTTGAGCATCAATCTCAATCTAATTTCTTACAGCTTAAATCAAAAGACTGATAATAATTTTATTAAGATTCTATCCATCAAAAATGGATCGATTCAGTCTCAAGTGTCTCAAACTGATTACAATCTATTAGAGCAAACTTTAGCAAGAAGAACTTATGATGAATCTGGCGATTATGTTGTTGATAATTTTTCTCTTGATGTAAGAGAATACTATCAGAAACTTGGAAACCTTGGTGTTTATCCTCTTGATTTAGACGGCACCGTTAATGGTTATACCGAATCCGATGCATCTTCTAAACTAATTGCTAGCATTGGTCCTGGTAAAGCATATGTAAAAGGATACGAGATTGTTAATAAAGAAACAAAGTACATAGAGGTCAATAAAGCAAGAGAGACTCTTAACAGAGAAGACATTAGAATCAAGACTAAAGGACTTCCAACTTATAGTATTACAAACACATATAATAGTGTACCTCTCAATGCAGAAGGAAGTGAACTAACAGCATATCCAGATGTATATCTTTCTGCTGCATTCAATGATGGATCTCTTGGTCTGAATGACACCGAAGCAGCAAATGCAGTCAAACAGACTCTTTCTAGAAGAGGTACATTCTTTGATATCAACCAAGGTATCAAAACAATCTATCTTGCGATTGAGAACAACTATGCAACTACTGTTGCTGGTTTGACTGGAGACAACTTTGTTTCTGAGATTGGCAACCTGTGGTTTGTACAGGCAAGAAACACTGATGAGACTCCATCTGTTGTAAACACAGTATCTGTAATCTCATTTGCTAGAGTTCCTAGAATCGAGATTAATGGTGACCCAACAGTCACATTCCTAGAACTTACAATCACTGCCCAGAAAGATTATCTGGACAACTTCATGATTGAATATGATGAAGGTGATGCAAATAAAAAGAGATATCTCTATTATTCCAAGTCTGATGCACAGACTCAGGGATCCATTCCATTTGGAACAATTGTAGATTATAACGAAACGATTACTCCTGTTATTGGTATTGCAAAACCAAGCAACTTTACTCTTCTCGAAAAAGGATCTGGTTTTAATATTGATACTGATGTAGTCGCTTCCAAAGGAAGACTTGCTAATGGCGATCCAACCTATAACACCACATTTAGTTTCTCCTATTTTGATCCATCATTCTTTACAAAAATTCTACTAGATGAACCAATTACTGCTGCAGGAAGTTTTGCTCCTGGTCAGTATGTGTATGGATTAACATCTGGAGCTTTTGGTGTTGTTGAAGGGACATCAACTGGCGCATACACTTCAAATAAAACTCTTATGGTTAAGAGTATATTTGGAAATTTTGCAAGTGGAGAAGTTATTGTTGATGAAAATGGAAACTCTATCAGAATTGCAAAAGACAATACAATTTCACACTTCATTGCAAATGATAGAGGTGCTAATTATGTTTCTGGAACAACACTAAGAATTGATGGTGTTGTCTACGATTCATCTAAGATCTCTATTGGAATTGATGGATCTGGCGGAATCTTTAAGATCAATATTGTTAATAGATCTGCAGTATCTGTAGAATATTCTAAACCACCCCTTGTAGAAGTTATTCAAGGTGCTGGTGGCGGAACTCCATCTGGAGCAGTAATTACACCAGTTTTGGTTAGAGGTGCTGTTACAACTTACACTCCACAGAATGTCAAATCTTTTTACTGTGAATTTGGATCTGGAAACTCTAATGTTTTCACTTCTGATATTGAGATCAACCGTGAAAAGTATGCTGACATCATCTCCGTAACAGACTTTACATTTACTGGTTACAAAGGAAGAAAATATATTGAGTGTACTGGTTTTGGCGGTAATGCCACAACATATTTGCAGCATGGAGATCTAGTTCAGTTTACAGATGACAGTGGTGAACTTGTTAGAGCTATTGTTCAGCAAGCAACTGTTCCTGCTGGAGTCAACAAATCTAGAATTTATTTTGACAGATCTCTACCAGAAAATATTACTAATGCAACTGTAGTTAGAGTTAGACCACGTATTACTAACTTTAACCAAGGATCTCTCCTTTACAAAACAGGATCTTCTCAGGTAAGTTCGATTGTAGCAAGTAGCGAAGATTCCAAGATTAAGTATTATTTAAGAAGAGACTTTGTTTCTACTGGTGCTGGGGGCGAAGGAAAAATTACATTTGCTGCTCAACTTCCATTCGGAACACAAAGATTTGTTTCATTCAGTGAAAGCAATTTTGTTGTTACTGTTTTGAATGCAGGAGATGCGCCAAATATTGTCGATGGAGATATTGTATACATCACCCAAAGCAATGTAGAGATTAAAGCATCTACTGATGCTGCCAGTGGATTAACTTCTGGTAGTGTAAAACTGAGTTTGCCAGCAGATTACTTTGGTAATATTCCTATTGGTGGCACATACCCAACATTAAAATTAACTGCTACTCTTGAAGTTTCTAAGGCAAAACCAAGACTCAAGACAGCAAATGTTAATAAGAGAATTGTCATTGAATCTACTGGAGATAGAGTTATCCCATTTAGAGGTAGAGATTACGACACAGAATCTCTGAATGTTTATAGTTATTCTGATGCATATAAATTAAGATATGTTTATGAAGGTTCTCCAACAGAACCTCCTACCGTAGATAGAAATGGAAATCTAGTTAATGGTATTGATATCACAAACAGATTTACATTTGACAACGGTCAAAGAGATACCATCTATGACATTTCCAGGATTGTAATCAAACCAGGATACGAACCACCAACAGGTCAACTAGTAATCGCATTTGATTATTTTGACCATACTGCTGGTGATTTCTGTACGGTTGATTCATATCTACACGAAGCTGGTGTTGGTAGTGACGAAATTCCTTTCTTCAATTCACCAACACTTGGTAAAGTTTCTCTGAAAGATGTTCTTGATTTTAGACCAAAGATTGATAATGATGCGATCATTAGTGGTTTCCAAAACAAGTCAATTCTTTCTGCACCAAATAACAGATCTTACACTGGAACTGGTGGTGTTATAGCAAGCACACCTGCTCCAGATAAGAGTCTTGAATATACATTCGCATTTACTCAAACGCAATACCTAGATCGTATTGATGGTGTATTCCTCAATAAGAAAGGTCAGTTTATTGTCAAGGAAGGCAATTCTTCTCTCAACCCATCCAAACCCGATCCTATTAGTGATGCTATTGCTCTGTACTATATGTACATCCCAGCATTCACTCAGACCAGCAAGGATGTAAGAATCACCACTATCGATAATCGTCGCTATACAATGCGCGATATCGGTAAACTAGAAAAGCGTATTGAGCGTCTAGAGTATTACACAACTCTGAGCATTCTAGAGCAACAAGCTCTAAACATGCAGGTTGTCGATCCATCTGGATTTAATAGATTCAAGAGTGGTTTCATTGTAGACAATTTTGAGTCTCATAAGATTGGATCTCTCAGATCTCTAGATTACAAGTGCGCTATCGATACACAGCAATCGGTTTTGCGTCCACAGTCTAGAGAAGATTCTTTCCTATTAAAAGAAATTAATACAAGAAACGATCAACGATCTGTTGCTGGTTATCAAAGAACTGGTGATGTAGTAACTCTGCCATATACACAACTAGAGTTACTTGGAAATAACTTTGCAACTAAGACACTCAATCCAAACCCATTTGTTGTTCTTCAGTATGTTGGTGATTCCTTTATTGGACCTGCTGTAGATACATGGTATGACACTTCTGTTGCTCCTCTAGTAACTGACAACAATACCAATCTATATTCCATCTTCCTCGCAAAAGAAGAACTACAAGATGCATTCTCCAGTTTGCACAACTCCTACCAAATTAACTGGATGGGTGCAAACCAATCGTTCTTCAACATTGGTTCTTTTGCAGAGGTCAATTCAATTGTTTCCGATTCTTCGGTTACATCTGCTTCTGTTGGAAGTTCTTCAAACATCAGTCCACAAAACAATGAAGTTGGCAAAGGACTGACAACTAAAGGTGTGGGATCTAATGTTATTGCAACATCACTGTCCTTCTTCGCTAGAAGTATCCCAGTTAAGTTTGTTATCAACAGACTGAAGCCAAATACTAGAGTTTATGTCTTCATGGAAGGAAGAGATATTTCTAGGTGGGTAAATCCAGACCTTAAATATACTGGCATTGCAGGAAACTCACTATCTGCATTTAATGGCACAGTAACTACAGATAATAATGGTAATGCTAGTGGCATTATCCTTGTTCCTGCTGGACAACCACCAAGAGAGAATGCAATCTGGACTGGAAATGTTGATACAGTATCCTATGACACAGATTCTAGTGAAATCAGATTTACAACTGGAGTGAAGACTATCAGATTTACATCCAGTGCATCCGATGCTGCTAAAGAAGAAGTTGAAACTTTTGCAGAAGTTAAGTTCTATGCAACTGGAGCACTTCCAGAAAATCCATCTTCTATCGTTTCTACAAAACCTGCATTCTTTAAAGCAAATGAAGGAACGCAAATTGTAGATAGCAACACAGATAATCCAATCAAACCAAATCCATTTGCACAAACATTTAAGGTAGAGAATTTTGATGGTGGTGTATTTGTAACCAGTGTAGATCTATTCTTTAATAAGAAATCCGAAAATGTTCCCATCAGAGTATATCTAACTGATGTTGTAAGTGGAAAACCAGGAAAGAATATCATTCCAGGAACACAAAAAGTTCTAACGCCCGAAACATTTTTAAAAGTTGTTGCTAGCGATACCTTGACAATTGTTCGTGGTGAATTGGTAACTGGTGCTAAATCTAATGCTTCTGGAGCAATTTCTAAATTAATTGATAAAAACAATATTGAAATTAATCCAAGTACCACTGGAGTATTCACTCTTGCAAATGACCAAGTATATACTCTCGTCCTTTCAAACAACAACGGTACATCTTTCGTTCAAGATGAGCAACTTTCTGTAACTACTATTACAGAAACTAACAATTCTAATAATACTCAATTATCTCTAAGAATTGCAAAAGATTCTGGTAGAGTAACTGGATTAAAAGTTAAGAACACAGGTAGCAACTACGATTCTGCAATCATCACTATTGAAAGTCCACAACTTCCTGGTGGTGGTAATGCTACGGCAACTGTCAGAGTATCCAATGGTAAAGTTTACCACACTGAAATCAATCTCCAAGGATCTGGATACACAGAACCCCCTGCTATTGTTTTGAGAGGCACGGGTTCTGGTAATGCAGGAGCATTGATTGAATCTGAGATTACCATTGACACACCTGCTGTCAGAATGGGTATTGCTATTGATGAAGAAGGACAAACTCAGTCCATCACACCAACTAACTTTAAGTTTGATAACCCAGTATATCTGGAAAATGATACTGAGTATGCATTGGCTATCGAAACAGATTCGATTGAATATGAAATTTGGGGATCTAGACTTGGCGAAGTTGAGATTGCAACTAGTCAGATTGTTACTACACAACCACTACTCGGATCTTTATTTAAGTCTCAAAACTCTGATTCTTGGACTGAAGATCTGTTTGAGGATATTAAGTTTAGATTACACAGAGCAGAGTTTGATACATCCAGAACAGCAAGTTTGCTTCTGACTAATGAAGATCTTGGTTACGAACTGCTAGAGGCAAATCCAATTGAAACTAATGCAGAATCTAACACAACTGCAACATCCAATCTCTTCAAGAACAATAACTTGGTTGTCAAAGTCAACCACAGAGATAATGGTTTTGATTCTAACAACTCCTATGTATTCTTCAAATCTGCAAAGGATGTTGGTGGTGTAACTGCTTCTCAATTGAATACTAACTTATATAAGGTTTCTAACAACGGCGTAGATTACTACAATATTACTTCTATTGCTAGAGCATCCGCAAATGCATTTGGCGGTGGTACATCTGTACTAGCATCCTACAATAGAAAATTTGAAAAGTTATTTGCTTCTATTCCAAATCTAACTTTCAGTCAAACCAAGATTGATAGCTTTATTAAGACAACTAATATTTCCCCCGTAGATGATAATGTAAACACATTTGCTTCTTACGGTCAAACTGATTACGAGAGAACTTTCCTCAATGAAGATTTCTTCTTCATTAACCAGAAGGTTATCGCTTCTAAGATTAATGAAACGATTAACAATATTGATTACTCTTTAGTTTATAAATTGGATCTTTCAAGTTCTGTATCGTATCTCTCACCTGTTGTAGATCTTTCCAGAGCTTCTGTTAAGACAATTACAAATAGAGTTGAAAATCCTCTTGGACAAGAAAATAGATTTGGTAGAAGAAATCAAATCCTATCTTTCTATCCTGTTTATTCAATGACAGTTGCTGGTGTTGATCCAACCGAAGTTATCAACCTAGATCAAAGAGTTACTGGATCCACAACAAAAGCAGAAGGTGTTGTTGTAAAAGTAAGCGGTTCTACAGTTTACGTAAAACTAACCTCTGTTAATACATTTGTTGCTGGTGAAGCATTATCTTTCAGCAGTGATACTTTTGTTAACACAATTACGGTTGGATCTACTGGAGTAACTAAGTTCACATTCAACATTCCAAATACTGTAGCACCACCAACATATGTAACTGGAAGAAATCCATCTGTACCTGCTCAAACATACGATAATACTATTTCTGGAAAAATTAGACTGTGGGATGCTAATTCAGAGCAACTTACGATTGTTAATGATAAGCAACCTATCAATAATGATTACACTGGAAGAATTGTAGATAATCAAGACTACACCAGAAATGCTAGCGTTGATTCTCAATTGGATGATATCTTCAGAGTTGGAGATCTTCTTTCTTATCCAGATCAACCAGAAGATGAGTCTAGATTTATTGAAGTTTCTGTAGTTGATTATACTAATGGTTTTGACTTTATTGATGAAACTCAATCCAAGAATAGTTCTGGAATTGCCAAGTATGTAACCAAAGAGGTTGCGATTGATAATCCAGCGACTTCTATTAGCATCAAACTGACTGCTAATGTAAGTGACATTGAAAATCTTAAAATTCTTTATAGGATCAAGAAGTCTTCTTCTCAAGAAAATTTTGAAGATATTGAGTGGACATATTTTAATGGAACTGGAGCTCCAGATGTTGATGTAATTGCTACATCTGAAAACGCCATTAGTGGTATAACCGAAAAGCAGTCCTCTTATCAAGAACTGTCTTACAGCATTGAGGACCTACCAGAGTTCTCTTCCTTCGCAGTCAAAATTGTTATGAAGTCCAGCAATCCTGCATTCGTTCCCAAAATTCAAGATATGAGAGCGGTAGCATCTTATTGATATGAAACACATTAAAGTTAAGAATGAGGATGGGTTATATCGTGACTCAGACACAGGTGCAATCATAAATACTGACAGATCCGCTTTTGAAAAATACAAGAAGTCCAGAAATAAGTTTCATAACATGGAACAAGAGTTGGACTATGTGAAGGGTGAACTAAATGAGATCAAATCCCTACTAAAAGAACTACTGAGGTCCAATGGTACTTAGAAACGTACAACCTACCTTCACATTTGAAGAGCAGAGAGTTGAAATCAATGAACTTGCTTCTGATGTAGAAAGTATTAGCACTGGGTATAATAATACCAACTGGGATACTGCATTCAGTTGGGGAAATCATTCTACCCAAAACTACATCGTAAATGGCACCTTCAGTAATATAACTATTAACGCAGGTATCACGACAAGAAACCTAACGATTACTGATGATGGGTCTGCAAGTCCAATTTTTATTAGTAGAGCAGATGATCAGTCTGTATGGAACCTGAGTCTACAGAATGATGGTTATAGTACAAATGCTGGTACTGGAACCAAATTCTTTATGGGTGCAGATGGAACTGCTAAGTGGTATCACTACGGATATAGCACATTTGAAAACACCGAGTTTTGGACTAGTAGAGTTGTAGGATCTCCTTCTTCATACTTAGCATTTAAACTTAATGATTTTGGTGGTTCAGAACT